CCGAGATCTTTTACAACACGGTTATACCAAGTACTCATAGTCTACTCCCAATCATCCTCGTCGTCTTCATCTTCTAAGCAATCGAACAAACTGATAATTGCGGCTTTCATTGGGCTGTCAAATTCGTTCTTGTATAGCTCAATGTCTGAAATATCGACATGTTCTTTAAATGTTCGAAGTACAGAGTCTTCTACTTCCAAACCGTCTTTCCTGTTCACGTTGCGACGGGCTATTTCCCAAACTTCATTTAGTAATGATACTTCTGGACTCATTAACTTACCTCCGGTATAAAATAATGTGTTACGCTAGTGGGGTTAGCAGTGGTAGTGTAATTGACCGGCTACCACTGCTAGTCTTTTGTTATTGTTAGAAACAATAATTCTTAGGACTCATCCATCATATCTTCTGAAGGAATGTCAAGTTCAGCAGGATCAATATCACCCACATCAGGATCAACATTGTCGACCTTTGGAAGTTGTCCCCACTCATCAATAATGGCTTGAAGCTTCTCGCCAGTCCAACCTTTCCTGAACTCTTTGATAACTTCGCCTGTGATAGGGCTGACATATTCCAACTTGTTTCCAACTTTGGATACAATACCTTTGGACTCAAACATATCCAGAAGACCGCTATATGGATCCATACCTGACTCGTATGGTATCTTAATCTGTACGCCTTCAAAAGGTTTGCTATAACGTGACTTCATCACCTTACATGCACTTCTAATGCCTTGTACAGTAGACACTTTGTTGCCATCGAGGTCTTCTTTGAGTTTGAGTTTACGCATTGCTACCACAATACTACTTGCGTAGATAAAGCCTTGTCCGCCTGAGATCTTGTCATCAGGATCGAACATGTCTTGTGATGCATACGTGTGGTTGGTTGCTACAATACCAATCGGATAAGGTGCGATCTGGTTCACAGTGTTGCGAACTAGTGAAGTTAGTGCTTTGGGCTTACGTCCCATATCACCTTTCATATCACCTTTCTGAAACTGGTCCACGTCAGTGGGGGTTAGTAGCATGCCTAAACTATCAATAACAAATAACAGTTTGGGCATTTCTTCGTATTCCAGGTCGCCATAGTTTGCACGGTAGTCCTTGATGAACTCTGAGATTGCTTTCGCAACATCATCGATCATACTGACACTGATACGCAATAGTTTAGAAGGATCAGTGTCAACTTCAAGAGCTTTCAACCAATCTTCGTCCAGTGCGTTCTCACTGTCAAACAATACTACCTGACATCCCATGTCCTGTGCGTTCTTAACGATGTTGCCGGAGCAGATAAAACTTTTACCTGAACCGGACTCGCCTGCAAACACACTCACTTTACCTAGTGGAATACCTCTGTTAAAGTCACCACTGATTAAATAGTTCAGGGTATGGTTACCTGTACTAATCCAATCTTGTGGGTCGTGGAAGCCAGCACTGATACCACTAATGCTCTTAGTTAGACTACCACGTAACTTTGATAAGTCAAAGGGCTTTTGCATGTTGTATACCTCTTACTTAGCGCGGTTGCGGATCATTGCAAGAATGTCATCTGCTGACTTCTTGCCACCATCTTCGTCAGTAGCTGCTGGTGCAACAACAAACGGTACCTCTGCAACTGGCTCTGCTACTGGAGCAGGGGCCGGTGCTGCTTCTGCTACTGGAGCAGGTGCAGGTGCGGCTGCAGGTGCTACGGTCTTCTGCTGGGCAGTTTGACCTGGTGCTGGTGTTGCTGATGATGGTACTTCTACGCCATAAGGCTTGTAGAAGTTACCCCAACGCTCTGGATCATACAACTCACCATCCACAGATGCTTCAAACATCTCTTTGATAGCACCATAGTGCTCATCAGTAGGACGGGCAGGTAAAAAATCACCTAAGTTGAACAAACCATTAGCATCAATAGCTGCTAGTTCTGTTTCATCAAGTCCACGCTCTTTACGTGCCCACTTGGAAGTGCTGTAGTCAGCATACTGTCCCTTTGACGACTTAGATAAACGGAAGTCAGTACCGTTAACCAAATCAGTAGGGATGTTTTCCATATCTGGGTCCATCAATGCGCTCTTGATGATGTTGAAAATCTGTGGGCCGATAATAAATCGACGGATTGGATTCTCAGGGGACTCTTCATTGAGAGGATTTTCTGATACAAATCCTTGGAAAATATATGAACGCTTTTTCCAGTACTTGCGGCCCATGTCTTCAAGTGAAGGGTCCTTAAACCAAGGACGTACTTCAGTGAGTACTGGACAAGTGTCGCCATACATTTCACCGCATGGTACTTGTACTGTTACAGGTTTCATATCCCCGCCTTTCACACCAGGGAATGTCAAGCGAATCATTTGTCGCTCTACCCAAAAGAATGTGTTGTTGGGGTCTTCATCTGGAAGGAATCGCATAGTTGCTGATTGACCTTCGTCGATGTTCCAGAAAGGATAAATTGCATTATCTTGCTGTGAGGGGGCCGACTTGTTGTCGCCTTTTGTTTCCATTGCTGCGAGCTTTGCTCGGATTGCGTCTAGTGCATTTGCCATGTTTGTGTTCTCCTAAATTTGCCATGTTTGCCTAAAGTTTAAATGCCATGTCGTTCTGTACAATATTACACTGTACATCACTTATTATAGTGCCAAGATAGCAGGTTGTCAACAACTTTTTCAAATTATTTTTC